AATAAGAAGAAGTTGTTTGCACCTAAAGTACATACAGCTCTCTCAGACAAGAAGTTTACTTGCATGTTATCGATATCTGACGTTGCAGCACCACCAGCAGAACCAGTAATCCAAGTCTTATATCTTCTGTCTTCAGTTTCTGAAGCTCTATATCTAACATGTAAGAAAGGTCTCTTAGCGTTTTTACCAAGAATTTGGTCATAAACACTTGTAGAACCAGCTGGAACTAATAGTCCATTGATTTTACCTGAACCTGCACCTGATGGTAAACCACCTCTCATTGTAGGGTCGTTTAAATATTTCCAATCAGTCTTATAGAAATCGTATCCTCTTCTGAATCCAGAGAATCCTAAGTTCAATGCCATTTCTTCGTCATTGTCAAATAGACCGTAAGAAGTACCACCCGCTCCGTAAGAGTTTTGAGCAGCTAACATATCGTCCATATCAAAAATGAATTGTCTGTTTGCAAAAATTACATTTTCTTCAATAGCTCCTTGTTTGTCTAATCTACTAATGATTGAATCGAAGTCTGCTAAGGTAGTTGGATTACCACCGTCCCAGATGTTTCCTCTTTGAGAAACTGCATAGAAAATACCGTCTGACCCAGCACCTGGGTTAGCAGCACCACCTGCGCTTCCTAAGATTGCAGCAGCTCCAGAGTTTTGCTCTGCAGGTACAGCTTCAATCATAGCTGTTTCTAAATAGTCATCGAATCTTAATCTTGTTTCGTGCTCAGATTTTAAGTACCAAAGGTAACCAGTAGCACCATCTTCAGTAGTAACTTCTACCCATCCGATTTGAGCCATATCAGAACCAGCTACGTTATACGTATCTTTAATAATGATTGGTTTGTTATCGAAGATAAAGTCATTAGCTTCTAATGAACCTACCATACCTGCTGTTCCTTTTTTAAATTCTGAACCGTAAATAAACACTGTAACATCTGCGTTACCTGCTCCAGTACCTGAAGTTACTAAACCACCTGCTTCATAAAAGTCAGCTGTGAACTGTCCTTTACCACCACCGGCATTGTTTACTGCACTTACAACTGCTTTGTTAAGACCTGAACCATCGTTTTGAACAATCACTACTGTTTGTCCTACTCTGATTACTTGCTCAGCAGTCGCTGGGTCGATTGCATCGTTTACCTGAAATATAGCTTGGTCTTGACCTGCTGCTACTGCAGTACCTACTTGTGTATATTTCGTGTGTAACCTACCTTGTTCAGCCCATTTGATAAGGTCTGAGTTTGTAGGCATTTCCGCTCCTACCATTCTTAAGAATGAAGAAATCGTTCTATTACCGTATCTTTCAAATTCTTTTTCATACGTATCAGGAAGATACTGATTTAAGAAATCAAAATTTACAATATAGTTTTGGGCTGTTGGAGTTCTTTCTGAACTCGGAGTCAACGCGAATGTTGGCGTTGCTTTTACTTGTCCTGCCATGTTATATTATTTTAAATTATTATTACGTTTTTTTTATACTCTTAATTCGCAGTCCTTTGCTTGAAGGCTGAGAAACTGCTTTCACTTGAAAACCTGATTTGACAGAAACCTCTGGTGCACTACGCTCAGTCATATTGACATTTTTTGTTTTACGTATTACATCGTCAGTTGCCTGTGATTGCCCTTGTTCATAAAAGAACTGAGCAAACTTTTCAGGATTCATTGCAATAGCTAAAGCACGGTGGTATCCCTCTGCATCTTTCATAAAGCCTTGTGAATCCATATATTTATTTATAAAATTTAAAGGACTTTCTTGAGCTTTTTTAAGTTCAGAAGCACTACCTGGCGAATACACTAACTCATTTTCTCCTATGTTGAATTTAAAACCTTTAAATTCGGAGCTGAATACTTCGTCACTTTTTTTAACGAACCATTCTCTTTTCTGAGTTGCTTCTTCTTGATGTGTTTTAGCTGACTCTAAATATTGCCTATATTCTATTAGTTCATCGTTATTTACAGAGGCAGAACTTTCCCTTGACTCAAGGGGCTGTTTGTATTGTTCCTGTTGTTGACGTAAAAACTTTTTAGCTTTAGCAATCTCTTTTTTCTTTGCTAGTTTTATTTTTTTAATTTCAGTTGGTTCATGAACATCTTCGTCATAAACAAAATCTTCCATCAATAAATCTATATCTTCTGAATCTAAACCTTCTTCAGTTATAGAGTAATATTCACGTAGCAAAGCATCTGGACTTAAATCAGTGTAATCTCTTTGCAGTTTTGCAAAGTCATTAAAACCACGTCCAGTTTCTTTTTTATACTTTAGGTAAGCAGCAACGTCTTTAGGAAGCGGTTCGCTTTCCTCACGCTTGCTAACTAATTCATCAATAGAATTAATTTCCTTACCGTATCTTTTTCCAATATATGAAAGAACTTCATTTTCGTCTAACTCTTTTGGAGTTAAAGTTTCTTGTTCTACAGGAGCTTCAACTTTATCCGTATTATCTTCTGTTGTATTGTCTTGTTCTACAGTTTCTTCTTGTGTTTCAGTAGAATCAACTTGTGCAGTTTCTAACTGCTGTTTCTCCTCATGCTTATCAAGGAGTTCTTGTTCTATTTCTTGAGTCGACTTTTCTTCAGCCGTTACTTCTCTTACTTTAATATCCATTTGATTTAATTTAATTTAGTTGCAAAGTTACGCAAAATTTAAACACTATCTTGGCTCAAATTCTGCAAGGTCAAACCCGTCTAAGGAATCTTCATTAGATTCAAAATTCTTAGGAGGTAAATTATTTTTACGTTGATTTATAAGTTCGGACTGTTCAGTGCTTTGTTGACTTATTCTGTCGCTTTTAGCTTTTTCTTTCGCACTTTCTCTCATGCCTAACTGCTCTTGTGTCATACCTTGAAGCTGCATACTATATTGAAACTCTTTCTGCATTAACTGAGCTTTTAATTCCGCTTCAGCTGCTTGTTTTTGAATTTCAAATTGTATATCTGCTTGTCTATACTTAATCTTAGCCTCCATTTCCATCTGTACTTTTTGAGCATCCATTTGAGCTTTCATTTGTTGAGACTGAAGTTGTTGTTGATTTATCATAGCTTGCTTCTTCATATCTCTTTGCTCATCTTGCTCTTGCTTAGCTTTACGTTTTACTTTAAGCAATTGGTTTGCAAGTTTGAGATTTTTAATTTCACGTATATCAATAGCATCTTCAAGATTAATATCATTTTTAGATAATGCCATTTGAATATTTTGCTCAAGCATAGCTTTTTGCTCTTCATCTGGAGACAACTCAATAAAGACTCCAAAGTCATATATATATAAATCAGATATCTCTCCAAGTATACCAACATTGTATTTCCCTATTTTATTTATAAAGTCTTCTTTAAAATCAGAATATTCTAAAATATCCGCTACCCTGTAAGTTAGCGCTTCTGCTAACGTTCTATATATGTAAAGACTTCCATCTAATATATGACGAGTAGCGGTATTAGAACTTAATGATGCTAGCTTTTGAACACCCACTAAAGCATCGGAGTTGGCAATTGTACCGTCTCTCGCTTCATTTAAGCCTGTTACAGCTCGTATCATGTCTAAGTAGTGGTTTAGGTTAGCAATAAGCATTTGTGTCTTAGAAGCTCCTGAATTACTTGTAAGCTGCTGTATAGGAATTTTACCTTGGTTGTAATCTCCTTCTTGTGTATAACTTCTACCAATTACCGAACCTGTTTGGAAATAAAGTCTTAATGCATCTTCTGGATTATATGCTGCTCCTGTACCTAAATCAACTTCATTTAAACCATCTGCATCTATATATACCCCATCAGGAACTGTTCTAGCTATAACCTGTTGTAGTTTTAAATGAGTCATCTGAATTAAATCAGCATAAGGTATCATTCTTCTTACTAAAGATTCAATAACTCCTTTATACATTCTAGGTGCTGCAGCCACATAATTAGGTATTGCGTGTTGAGATGAAGACTTTGGTCTTACCATGTTTTTAGCAAGCTCCCACTTTAACACTATGTTTGTTCCCATCACCATAACACCGTCATACCACACATCAATAGTTTTTTCTACTTTCTCGAAATTGTTTTCTTCCATCATGTCTACTGGAGGATTGAAAGTGTCTTCCTTTTCAATCATTTTAATATTACCATTGTCATTAACTTTTTTCTTATAAACCATCTTCTTTGTGGTTTTATAATTAAAATACATTAATGTACAAGTGTCACGATAAAAGATATCATTCTCATAAAACTGAGCAACATTAAAATAATCATACCAGCTCTGGCTGTATTTTGATATTTTTTCTAAATCATCTGTAGTAAGTGTTGGGTCAATTTTCATCAACTCTGCTATAGGAACAGTTTTAATTTCACCCCAATAAAAACAATCTTTAAAGTGCGGGTCTTCAGTATAACTGTATACCACATTAGCTGGGTCTACATAAGAAACCTGAACACCACTTCCCTGAAGAAACTCGTGTTTTGCTACAGCCATACCCGTCACCATCATATCGTAATCTAAACGCTTACGAATGTCATCATAATGATTTTCGGCAAACATTGTATCAATCGCTTCTTCTTCTGCAATCTCTATGGCTGGTTTATAATTTAAGTTCATATAAAGAGACAACTCTTCATCACTAGCAGGTAAATCGTCTGGATTCATGGTGAAAGGATTGAAGCCTGTGCCATCCTGTATAATTGTTAACGCTTCTTTAGCATCCATTTGCCCTTGAATCATTTGTTGAAACTTACTTCTTTTTTCCTGTGAAATAGCATCTTGTGCGTAAGCTTTTACTTTAAACAATCTATCAGACATTCCATTAACTACAATGTCTACAAACTTTGGAATAATAGGAACTGGAGTCCAATCTAAATTTAAGTAAGATAAATCACCATCTACCGCTAATTCATTTTTATATTTTGCTATGGATTGTTCCCCTCTTGCGTAAAGGCGTAATCTGTTAAAGTCCCTCCACTGACTATAATATCGGCATCCGTTAGAATCTTTACGAAACCATTCATATTGAATAGCCTGCCCTATTTGTAACCCAAACTCATCGGTTGCTTTTTCAGCATCAGATACAAACTGACTAGGGAATCCTACAGATGAAATGTTTATGTTTACCTCTTTCATCTAATTAATTCACTTAATGTTCCTTTATTATTATATGTTGCAAAGTTAAGACTTATTTTTGATTGTTTTTTCTCAGGAAGATAAACATGCTTTTGATTTGCCATAATTGCAAGCCCTGAACTAATACTAGCATCGAACTTAGTTCTAGCACTAATATCAAACCTAGCCCAGTCTTCTAAAGTCCTTATGAAATACATACTTCCCATCTCATCTCCAGCTCTATGCTGTCCATCTAAATCTATACCTACATGCTTTTCTATATATGATTCTATAGCTGCTGCGTGTGATTGTTTTACATCCTCAGAAGTATTAGGTATACCACCAAGTTCTTTTTCTGTTTTTGATAATTTATTATAATGTTTATCGGGCCTGTTCATACTAAATCCTCTGTACCCTCTGTTTTTAAAATGATAGAGTAACCTTGGTTTGTTATTCTCTACAAGTATAGGCATCCCATAAAACACACATGCCATTAATACTTCTTCAAAAAATATCTCTGCCGTTTGTGGTCTAGCAACATACTCTAAAAAAAACTCATTACTCGGAGCTTCATCCATATTATATTTAGTTAAACCATGCAGAGCTCCATTAGAACCTCCACCTCCAACAGTTCCAGATATATCATACGAGTCACACCCAAATGCTCCTATATGTTCGTTAACAGGAAAATATACTCCATGCTTTTTAACCTTCCTATTATTCAATCCTCTTTTAGGAGTCCAAGATACTTTGAATCTTCCCCTGGAATCTGGTGTCCATATCACCTCTGAATCTTTCACTCCATCTTTCCAGTAGAATCTACCTCTAGTTATGTGATGCTCCATAATAAGAGAATCATTATAATCTATCTGCTGATATATCTTTGTTAAATTAAATAAAGAGGATTTACTTTCATCTCTAAATGCGTGTGACTCTGTTCTTGGAAACTGTCTGTAAAATTCATTTAACGCATCTGCATCTTTTTTTAATGATTCTACTTCTGCTTCCCAATAATCTATTGCTCCGTTTGTTATCCACTCATCATCTACCCCTCTAATTTTTTTCTCAGGCTTTCTAAACACAGGCATACCGTATCTATCAATAAAACCTTCCATGTTCCACTCCATTGGAATAAATAGATTATATAATCCTGATTTAGTCTGACCATTTGCATTACGAGTCTTTAAATCTGAATCCTCAAACAAACGCTTGAAGTTCTCACCACCTTTACTAAGTGCATTTGAAGTAGACCCCATCATACACTTACCTATTATCTTACTACCTAATCTCAAACAAGTCTTAGTAACACGCCAGTTGTTTTGAATGTTATTTGGTTTTAGCCACTTACCTGATTCATCGTGTACTAGAAGTAAAAGTTTCTCACCATCATAAGAGTTATCATCCGTGTTCTTCCAGTCAATTGTTGTGTCTAACCCTGTTAGCTCATCATCCATAACCTCATGCATATTCTTCTTGGTTATTTTAGAAGCTGGAACTCTGAAAGCTAATTCAGTTTTAGGTTTATCCATACCATCCTGAATAGGTTTAAAAAAGAAAGGAAGTCTATTAGCAATAGGCACAACCTTATCAGTAAACATTTTTTTAGCATCCGAACCAGTTTTAGAAAGTATACCAACCCTTGAATCACGTGCTAACGTTCCTGTATTAACACACTCAGACGACCCCATAAAAGAAAATCCTGAACGTCTTATTTTCAAATAATCCATACCAAAACACCTCTTGTCCGCTTTACAAGCTTCCCAATATAAAAAGAATATTCTATTAGCTTCTCTATAGTCAGGATACCCAACATCAATACTTGTCCACTGTAGATACATATAATGAGAACCTGTAATGTAAGTTGGTTTTCCATTATTGTAGAACCAGAAACCTAATTCTCTTCTATCAAACTCCGACTCTATATAATCTACCCATTTGTTTTTAAATGCAGAAGGCCTGTCGTTCCACTGGAATATAGAATTAATTCTAGATAAATCCTTAGGTAGTTCTTCCCTTTCCCAGTACTGCTCTTCTTTTTTATCAGAACGTTTAAACAATTCCTCTGGCTCTTTAGGAAGTCCAATTGCTAAACCATTTATGTTTATTATCTGACCTATTGTTCCATTTCTAGATATTACTACTAAGTCATACTTTTCACTATACCCATATAACCACGTCTTAGCTCTATTCTTTTTTGTAAGAACAGACTTAGGTATATAATCTTTTATTACCTGATATAATTTATTTTGACCTTCGTTCTGCAAATCCTTGTTTTGTATCTGTTTTATCTACTTGTCCTCCAGAATTAATAACCTCTTCTTCTAAATCTATTTTATTTAATATCTCAAACGCATCGAATATAGCTAGTTTTTTTGTAGCTGCTGCGTTCTTTAATCTATCAGCTGCTAGCTCATCATCAGGGTCTGGCTTTATGATATCTTCTTTAGCAACTTTTATAAGCTGCTCTACAGCTCTACGCCCTGCGTGTATAATTTCTTTTTTTAAATCCTCTGACTTCATAACTTCATTGTTATTTGATGGTCAAACATTCTATATAACTTTTCATCATCCACTGTAAACTCATATTCACTATTTGGTTTAAATGATATTCTATCTCCACTGTTGACTCCTTGTGAAGATAAATATTTATTTGGGTATTTCATAATACCAATCAATGGTTCTTCTTTTCCAAGCTTCATTATAAATGATTCTTCAACAGGCACAGGTTTAACAAAACAATATCTATCATGACAAACCCACTGGTCATTATGTTTGTACATAAAAAACTGGTCATCCTCTATAAAAAACAAATCATCTTTAAAAAAACTCTTACCGCTTTTTTGCCTACCCTTCATATCATTGTAAAACTTAAATACATTGTGATGTACTAAAAGTAAGTCTCCCACTTCTATTTCTCCATTATAACCAAGTGGTGTAGCTACAACCACACCCTGTCTGTTTGAAGCCATGTGGTTTTCTTCAGAGGTGCTTGTTATAAAATCCATACCATCAATATCTTTTGTATTGGTATATCTTTTATCGTTAAGAGGTTTTACAATAAAATAAAAAGGTGACCTCATTAAAAGTTTATATTATATTCAATTGAAACTGGCATGTTAGAGTTAAACTCTTTCCAGAGTAATATCTCTCCCTCTTTTTGTATCCATATTTTTATACTATCACTTCGCTCAACATACTGTATTAAGTGAATAAAATATTTTCCACCCAACACATCTTGACCTACTATATAATGCATAGCATCAGACTTATAGTTTGGCCCTATAGAGATTTTACGAATATCCATTAGATTAAATTTAATTAATACAAAGATATAAATAAATTACCTGCCTTGACCTCTATATTTTTTCTGGTAATACTTAGATGATTTTACTTTAGATGTTTTAGTTTTAGCATGTACCCCTGGTCTACGAGTTTTAGGTTTCTCGTAAAGGGTTGCTGACATTGACTTTGCCATTTAATTAGATTTATTATTTAATTTTTCAAATGTTCTCATACCACCTAGACCTAGCATACCAACAAGAACTGTCATAAGATGTTCCATTTGAAGAGCAGGTGGAGCTGTTTCTACACCCATATACCACACAAGCATATCTCTTATGATAAAATTATATGCAAGGGCTATCCCGCACACCCAACCTATGAAGGGACGCCATCCGGCTACAAAAATTGTTCTGTGCTTTGCCTCCATCTCATTGATAGCAGTTTGCATCTCTATAAGTTTTTGTGGGTCTACCTCTTTACCTTTAATAAGCTCTCTTATTTCAAGACCTAGGCCATCTACACCTGAGTCACTAAATCCTAATAATTTTTTTAATAGTTTAAGCATAAGTCCAAATTACGTCTTTTGTTTTTATTGGGTCAGCATCAACATGAATAAATGTTTTTGCTATTCCGATGCGATTGAATCCAACTTCGATAAGCGCTGATAATATTTTGAATCTATCTGCAGAGGATGTTGCATGTATGTCGGCAGCGAATCCTCTAAGATGCGACGAGTTCTCTGTCCCTCCCACTTTTTCATTATGTTTTGGAGTTCTGAAGCCGGAATTAATTTTGAATGGTGTCCCTGCAATTTGACGTGCACTGTCGAGCAAGAGTAAAAAAGACTCATCCATATTCCTACCACTATCAGGGAAATCAGGCGAGTCAAATTCTGCATAGCTAAAGTATTTCACTTTTTTTGAAGTAGTTGATAAATTTTAATAATTGTATAAATTATGGTAGCTAGTAAAAGTAAACTTTGTAAAGCCTCATTAATTTGAGATATACTAAGTACTAAAACTGTAATTCCCAGTATCGTAGGTTCAAAGTCTAAATTCATGTTATTCTGTTTCATCAGTTATAGGTTCAACTAAATCCCAATTTTGAGTTTCCTCATTCCAGTTATATAGGTTATCATCCTCTGGCATTGGCGTTGGGGGTTGCCAATCAAAGTTATCGTCTAAAGACCAACTTGGGTATGGCTGAGGCGCAACAAAAACATCACTGTCTGAGTCGTAGGTATAACCTGTGCCAGCAAACTGTTTTCTTATATTGTTGTTATAAGATGTTTGCACCCAGTTCGTATGACCAAAAAGCGTAGAACAAAACTCTACTCCTTTAGCTTCGCTTTCTATTTCACCATCAAGCAGTTCATTATTGTGTACAACAATTACTTGTAATACTGTGTTGTTTTCGTCAAGTTCTGCAAAGTGTGCCATAAACCACAAAGTTAATTAAATTTTATTTATGAATGAACGTATGTTCCACTCCCTGTATATGTTAATATTGTATAATCTCCATCTGTTGTAACTGTTGGTGAACCTGTTGTAGAGCTTGAATATTCAGACGTTAGCAACTTTAATATGACTACCCCTGATGCTCCACCAGCACCACTACTAGAGCTTCCTGAACCTTGACCACCATCACCTGTGTTCGCAGTCGATGCGGACGGTGACCCATTATTAACGTTACCATTACCCCCAGCTGCATAAGTTACCGCAGAACCTGTAATATCTACGCTTAAACCTGAACCTTGACCGCTAGTACCAAAACCACCAACTGAAGCAGCACCTCCACCTCCACCACCTTGTGTAGCTGCTGGGTCATAACCACCATCAAACCCCTGATTAGCCGTACCGGCAGCTCCATAATAACCACCTCCTGAACCTCTACCACCACCAGAACCACCAGTTCTTCCTCCTGAAAGCATCCCACCTCCACCTCCACCTCCAATAGATGTAATTGTGGTTAAACCTGTGGCAGAAATTGACGAATCGCTACCATCACTTCCGTCTCTATAAAACGCACCAGTATAACTAGCGCCCCCACCTCCACTACCAACAGTAATTGTGTAAGTTCCTGCCGCTAAAGTTATGTCGCTTTCTGAACCTGAACCCCCGCCTGAAGTTGGTTTATGAGAAGTTCTAAGTCCTCCTGCTCCCCCTCCTGCTGCTGAACCTGAGCTAGTGCTTGATGCTCCTCCTCCACCTCCTCCAGCAATATTTAAGAACGACATAGTTCCAGCTTTTGGATATTGTGTTTCTTTAAAGGCCATGTAAATCCAAGAGGAACCAGCTTCATTAAAGTCCGTTCCATCAAAATCAAAACCTGTTGATGTTAAATTAAAATTAGTATTAGTAAATTGAGCAGCAGAACTATTAGCCAATAATACGCTTGTATCACCTCTTGCTGTATCAAACATATACCAATCTGAAATACTGTTTGTTCTTTTAATCATTACCCAAGATGGAGTAAATCCTACATTTTGAGCATTACCCGCACTCCCCGTTCCAGTATAACTTCCCATCTTGCTAAACCCTGCTGTTGATTTAAAACAATAAGCTACGTAAGTTCTTCCAGTTGTGTTGGCGTTTCCAAAAGTGTTATTTAAAGTAAAAGTTGTGGCGTTGGAAGCAAACCAATTTGAAAACGTGTCTAAGGCGTTATTTAAATTTAATGTAAGATAATCGTTAACACCTATTGTTTCATAATAATTTATCCAGTTTGTCGAGCCTGTATTCATACATTTAATAATTATAGCGTCCGGCGCAACAGTCAATCCATGGCCTACAGTTGCTCCTGATGTAGAATTTCCTGTGTATGTAACTATGCTAAAACCTGCTGCTTGATTTGCAGACACTATAGATTGTATGTCTCCATCATTGTTTATAGCTGGAATAGGATTTGCTTTCCAACACCAAGCTACCATATTACTTCCATTTTCATTTGTGTACGGGTCTTGACCTACTGTAAATCCATCAGTATCAAAACTATTAAAGTCATTAGCAGTTGTGTTAAAATCAGCTGCATCTAAGTTCGTGTAGTTTCCAGGCACAAGCTCTGAACCTAACAATCTAACATTATCAAATTCCATATGGTCTCTTGCAGAACTTCTGTTTTTTATCCAAACCCAGCTTGGGCTAAACCCTAAACCGGTGATTGCTCTATTACTAGTAGCGTTTCCTGTATATAATCTATTAGCAAAACTATCCGATAAAGTTGGCGCAGCTGTTGGGTCTGAAGCAAATGCTATATATAGAAATTGGTCGGCATTAGCGTTCCAAGAAGAGTCATCATTAGAAATTTTAAATCCTGTGCTTAAAAAATCAACAGCATCGTCTGTAGTGTTTGACTCAGCATTATTTAAATTTGGAAATAAAGTTCTTTGCCTGTGATTTAATGGGTTTCTTTTATTATCAACCATTCTCCAGTTTGATGTACCAGAAGTGTTTTTTACAATTAAAAGCGCTGGTTCAAATCCTGTTTCTACAAGTGGGCCGTCCTGACTTGCGTTCCCTTGATATTTTCCTATTTTTGAATATCCTGCTACTGAAGCAAAACAATATGCTATAAAAGTACCTCCGCTAGCGTTTACATCTCCATAAGTACCTAACGAAAAAACTGAAGAGGTTGGTAGCGTAGAGTTGAAAGGGTTGGTTGGGGTTTGAGTACCACTTGGGTCGCTTAATTCCATTACCTGATTAGCAGGGTCTGTAGTTTGGTTCGTAAACATTTTCCAGCCGGATATAGCTAGATAATTATTAAATATAATTATTTCAGGGGCTACTCCTAATCCATGTCCCACAGTGCCATTAGCTCCTGTTCCCGTAAACTTAACCAATGAAAAACCTGCTTTTGTGTTTGCTTGTACATCACTAGTAATACTACCTTCTGTATTACTGCTAGTAGTTCCACCTCCTGCTTTCCAACACCAAGCTACGTAAGGGCCTCTTGCTGAATCATTAACAACACCACCCGAGTCTGTACCTAACGTGAATCCATCACTATCAAAAGAAGTAAAACCAGTTGGCCTATTTGCTTGAGCGTTTACTGAGTTTGATGATAAATCGTTACCTGCGCCTCTTGTTGAATCGTTCCATATATGTGATTCAGCATTACCTCTGTCTTTTATCCAAACTAAATCAGGTTGAAACCCTACACCTGTAATAGGATGGGTAGCACTTGTACCGTCATATAAAACAATATTAAAATGCTCGCTTGGTGTTGGGGGTATTTCCTCTGATTGTAAATCTCTCCATGCTCCTCCATCCCAAAACTCTACTAAGTTAGTAGTCGTGTTATATCTCCACTCACCTGTACTTGGACTAGTCGGTCTCTCTGCAGTAGTTCCACTAGGCAACTTTAAAGCAGTGTTT